ATCGGATGCGGGTACGGATATTTTGCGTACCCCGGTTTTGCTGACAAAAAGTAATCGCGATCTTTCTGAACGTACTTCGAGATCAGCTGATTGTTTCCGCACTCGTCAGGTTCATATTGGTTTGGGCTGACAAAGTTCGGGGTCTTGGTCGCGTCACCCCTGTTATTCCAAACGTAGATCGGATCGGTGAAATATCCCGTCCCGTCCTCAGGCACACTCGGATAATTGTAGCCGCCGGACCCTTTCCAGCCCTGGCCAATCTGCCGCGCCGCCGGATAGCTTGTCTGGCATGGAATCTGGCCTTTGCGGCGAGTCGAATAAACGCACAAATTGATCGTGTTTTTGCTCCACGGAACTAGTCCCATATCGTTATCCGTGACAACGCCAGTGCCACCGCGAACGCCAAAGTAGGCGTTCATATTATACCTGTTGTCGGGTGAGGACGTAAACGTGCAATCGTATAGCTCCCATTGCCTGGCGCCCTTGGGCGACGTTTCTTGTCCGTGACTACCCAATGCCGCGTCATCGAAAGTGCAATGACGAATTACCGTACGCGAATTGTCATCGAAATTGCACATCGCGATAGGGGCAATATGGAAATTGCAATCCTCAATGTAGGTGTTCTGTTTGCCGTCCGTGTCGAGGATTCCAAGAGTGCTCGGGCGAGTCCAGTCCTCATCATTGCCGTGACCCACAAAACTGATCCCGGTCAGGCCGTCGGCATTGGTCCCGTCAAAATCACAGTTCCACATCACCCCACCGTTTACTCCCCATTCCACCGAATAAGCGTAATTGCTCTTAAAATTGCAATCGTGCACCAGCACCCGGCCACTTCCGCGTGGGCTAGGCATCCCGACCCGAATAACGAAATTGGTGGTGTTTTGTTTTAAGACAAAATCAAAATCCAGATCGGCAATTTCCAGATTCCCGCTCAAAGGCTCAGTAGCTTTGATCGTGTCAACTCCAGAATTTTTACAACTGATGATTGACCCATCTTTATTTTGGCCTTTGAGAATAATCGCTTTACCGATCGCCAAGGTGCCACTCCAACTAAAGGTGCCGTCTGGGATCTGGACGGTGTCGCCTGGTGAAGATGAATCGATCGCCGATTGGACGCTCGATTGGTTACCGCTGGTCGCCACGATGATTTTAGCGCTGAGCGGTGAAGCTAACACGGCCAAAAACAGCAAAAGAAAAAGTCGTTTCATAAGTCTACCAATATTCCAATTCGCGGATTCGTCGTTTGTCTCTAATCCAACAATAGGTCCAACCGTATTTCTGAAAAATCTTGATCACATCAGAGAGCGTTTCTCCGTTGACCTGAGGCGATAACTCCCAGCCGGCGCCGTACCAGAACAGGCTCGGCTCTTTACCGCCAAAGGCATAACAACGGATGAACTGGTTGAGCCCGTAAGCGTCGCGCGCCTCGGGAGTATAAGTCTCCGCGATCTCGGCAAATACCCTGTTTAATGCTTCGGCTGCGCGCCGGTTGACTTGGACACGCTTGAGCCAAAAGTTAGGAAAATACGCGCTCTGCAATTCAAACGGTAGCCTCAGGAAAAAGAGATTCCGATGTTCCCATTGCGATGTCGGCCGCCCCGTATTGATGTCAAGATCGAAGAGCCCGTAAAGCTGATTGATTTCATCGAGATGCTCGACCTTCGGATTGAGTTCAACCTGTCTCATTCCAGTGCCTTTTTGATCTGTTCTTTTGTGCCGGCTTTGGATTGAAACCGCGAACCGTCACGCTGTTCGCGCCCGTAATAATGGCGCCGAGTCTGCTCGAGGTATTCCCGGCTACGCCGAGCAGACTCAGATTCTCGCTTCTTAATGATGATGTTCACTAGAACGGAAGCGGTTGCCCTTTGGCCTTCTTCTTAAGTGCAGCTCCGAGAGCCAACGTCGCTGGGCTGATCGGGCCAGCAACTCTCGGCAACGGTCCGCCGCGGCCGCCTGCACCACTCATCCCGCCAGCTTGACCACCCGGCTGCGGGGGCCCGCCTTCAGTGTCGCCCTGATCTTCAGTAGCTTCGTCTGAGGCCGACTCGTCTACCGGTTCACCATTAACCGCGGTGATCTTGACTGTCGCATCCTCGGCATCCACAGAGCTTACCGTTGCCGAAACGCTGAAATCTACCGAATCACCCTGTTCAGGGGGCACCCCATCCTGGGATAATAGATCCAACGGAATTTTCGCGGTATACCCGCCACCGCTTTTCGGTGAAACTACCCCAATTATCGCTGCCATAGGATTATGTCCCCGTGTATGCCGTCTTAGATTGCAGCACTATCCCGTTCCATGTCGAGAGGCACACGGCGTTGTAAAAAGTTTTCCAGACATAACTTATGAACTGGCCGAAGGGATTCGCGCTGTCTGGCGTGGTAATCGTATAGACTTTCGGGCTCGGCGGATTTTCACCCGTCAATTTCGGTGCGGCAAAGCTGTCTTTACCGAATACCAACGCCGCGATAATTGTTCCACCTGGGACATTGACGCCTTCAGTCCCACCGCTGGTCTGATAGCACGCGTTAGTCCCGCGCATCACTTTGATACCGGAAAGCGTCCCTATCTCGCCCTTGTAAATCTGATCGGGCTTGTTAAACGCTGACGCATACACCCACGCGCTGCCCTGTTCCTCGATCAAATCGCGTTCCTGTTCAGGACTGACTACCGCGACATAAGTGCCATCATCAAACGCTTTCGCTTTCTGGATCCGTAACTTGGTCACGGTATCGATCAGATCGTCTCCGCTGAATCGGCCCGTCGCACCCGTCAACGCCGATAACGTTGTGTAATCGACTGCCGTGCCGGCATACATCTTGCCGAACTTGGTCGGTTCTTCGGTGTTCCCGTTGATGCAAGTATCCCGAATCAAACCGTCGCACCAGAGTGCGGCCTCTTCTCCGAACTTATCCATCAACGCGTTGCCAGTGTTCAGAAATTCCGTTTCATCAACGATATCCGAGACTTGAGCGTACCCGCCATATTGCTGAAGTGTTCGAGTGATAAACTCAAAAATGAGTTTATAAGGTGTTTGCGTTGGCGGGGTGCCTTCCGTCAATGTAATCACGTTGGTGACATTGGCCGGCGGCGCACGGAACATCCGAATGGTCTTGCTACCCTGCCCTTGCGGGATCTCTGCCGGATAGCAGAATTGATACAACTGAAGTTTATCTATCTGGTGCTCGAGAAGTTTCTTACTGAAATAGATCCGGTATTCCGACGCTTTATCTGTCGTGGTGACAGCGCCGTATAACGGTTGGTTGACTGTTGCCATACAAAATTCCTACCCATTAAAGCCACGGCATATCGCCCTTGTTCGATTGTGATTTAAGGTGCTTGAGCATATCGGCACTCGACAGCCGCGCGAAATCATTCAGACTTTCTACACGTCCTCCAGTACCAATCCGCCCAGGCGCCCCGCCACCAATCGAAGTGAGGCCGGTCAGCCGTTTAAGCTCGTTCTCTAATTGTTGGATCTTTCCTTGCGCCGTCTGATGATCGGCCTGGAGAAGTTCCATCTTTGCCCGATGATATGCCGCGACGATGCCTCGGGGATGTTGACGGTAAACGTTGCCATCAGGCCCCTGCATGATCTCGGACAGCTTCTTATCGAGCCGTGTGCCTTTGCCGGCGCCAAACTCTTTATCAGCTTCTGCCAGTTCTCGTTCAGCCGTTTGCCATTCTTGTACGAATGACGTTTGACCGCGTTCCTGTTGCTCGAGCGCTTCCAGCCGTTTGATCTCTTCATCGGCCTTTTCAACCAGATCAAACCGGCCTTCGTTCTCCCAGCTTTGCCGGTATTTCTTGAGTTCTGCTGCCGTGTAATCAGGCTTTTTCGGCGCATTCTTTTCGCGCTCAACTTGTGCTAAACGTTCTTCGCGCTGTTTTAAAGCTGCTTCCCGCTTCTGGAATTCAGCTCGTTGACGTTTCGTCCGCTCATATCGGCTCTCGCGCTTTTGCTGAAAGCTCTGCGGTTTATCGTCTTTAACCTGATCGCCGTTTGGCTCTGCGCCGTTAGTTTCTGGCGTCGTCTCAGTGCTCTCCGTCGAGGGCGTATCGCCAAACGATTCGCTCGGCGCCTCAGGAGAAGAAACTGTTTGGATATCATCTGACATAACACACTAACCGATGGCCGAATTGCCGCCACTTAACCCAAAGCGCCTGCCATCAATAGCGCCCCTTTGGCTAGGTAAAGGCTCGATATCCTCATCCTGGAATACGCTCTCCGCGCCAGGCGGAAAACTGCGCAGACGATGAATCAGAGCCAGTAAATCCTGCATCCCACGTGCTCGGGCGTTCGCGCTCACGCTATTGGCGTAAACAGCATTGAACGTTGTCGAGGCAACGGTTTGCCGCAGGAGTTCGAAAAGTTTCCTACCACAGGAAGAATTGTAAAAAGCTTCAAATTGTTTGCGCTCGTCGTCGGTCCAGTTGACCGCGCGCAAGATCGGCGCACTTAACAGGTGCCAGAGGATAGCTCGGAGCCAGGTTCTCATGGTTCTTCTACCTCAGGCTTAGGCTCAAAAAGTTCGTACCCGTCACTGACTAAGACATGATGCCGCTCCTCTGCCACCGTCTGCACATATTCCTCAAAAGCATGCATCTCAGGGCGAAACCGATCAAAAGCGGTATCAATATTGTCGAGCAAATCCCAAAGAAATTTTTCACGTTCGGTGATCATGGATGCGGCACGCTCCCGTTAACCGGATTCTGTGGTAACCCGCCCGGCGGCATTTGCGGCCCGTTGCCGGCCGGCATCCCTGGCGTTGGCGGACTTGGCGGCGCAGCGGGCGCTCCAGCTCCCGGCGGCATTTGTGGCGCACCATTAGCCGGGCCGCCTGGCGTCATCCCACGCAAGTTGCCCATCGCTGTCTGAGCATGTTGGGCAGCTTGTTGTTGGGCAGCTTGCGCTTGCTGCATCTGTTTCTGGGTCGCCGCAATCTTGTTGGCAAACTGCGCGATCTGCGGCCCGTACTGTTTCATGTAAGCCGGATCGGCCCTCGCCGCTTCAACGTGATTCATCCCGTGCTGCAAAAATGTCGGCATCACCGTTTGCCCGATCTGGACACCGTTACTCGGTGTCTGGGTCCAGCCGATAAAGCCCTCCATGATCGTCAAATGCGTAACGTGATCGTCCGTCGGCAATACCGGCGGCAAGAACCCGTCAATCATCACCGAGTTCTCGATCGCTTGCTGGAATTGTTGATCAGCCTGCGCGTCTTGCGGTTCTTGATAAACCTGATCGATCCATTGCGCGTCTACCAACTCGATAATCTTGCGATCGATCTCCCACAGCTTGATCCACGGTGCCGGCGACGCCGCGGCCATCTGCCGCAGCTGCATCAATTTCTGAGTCTCTTTTTCCCTCGAATATCCGTCAACGCTACCGTTAGGCCTCAGGACATAAGCATTATCGAGCGCTGCATCCTCGAGCGTGATCCGCTCGTTACGCCAAAAATAATCGAGATCGTCTTTCTTATACTGGCGCAGAATCGACCAAGCTTGTTCGAAGACTAACGTGACCGAGTTCTTGGTCACCCGCGCACGCAGATCATTGCTCTGCTGCATCACTTGCGTGATGGCATTCGTCTCGGTCGCCGTTTTGTTTTGCCCTTGACTATCGGCTTGATCGCCAATTCCGAAATCCGGTATCCCAACTCTCTGTTCCGCGAAACTGCGATTGCTTTGGATTTCCTGATCGAAATCGACCGGCGGCGGCGGCTGTTGCACCAATTGAAGAACCGAATCATATACCGCGCCTGGTTCCCACCTGATATTTTGCGCATTGATTGAGCCGCCCTGCGTGGAGAGCACAGGCCGATTGGCGATCGACATGAAATCAAGTTTTTCATTCCACATCTTGCAGGCAGACGCTTCATACATCTGAACCAACTCCATAACGCCTCGGGAACTGTAAAAACTCGGATCCAATAACTCGTAGGGGAGTTGAACAATCGGAATCTGCTTGTGCTGATACGGCAGTTTAAACGGGCTGCGAGCCGGCTCATCCGGCTGCAACGGACTAAATGTCTCGACTGTAATCTGGCCGTCGCTGCCGCGAACATAAACCTCCCACAGAATGATCAGATCTTTGAGCCGGGTGTACGAAAGTCCTTCAGCGACATACCGCTGCTGTTCGTACTTTTGATCCGGCTTTCCTTCGCCCTTGATGCTCTCGACAAACGTTTCGTCCGTATTGTATCCGCGTGCTTCAGCGCTCCGCACATAATCGTCCTCACTCATGTGCATCACGTGCACCACCCGATCAGCATCAGCTAACTCTTGGGTCCAAGGCGGAACGATCACGAAGTAGGGATGGATGCTAGCAAACGCCAAACGGCCTTTGTTTGAGTCCCAGTACGGTTTGAGGAATCCCATCCCGTTCTGGAGCAAATTATCAATCGCGTAGATTGCCGCATTCGGAAAATTGCTACACTCCCTGACCTGATAATCGAACCATTGCGCAACGCTATCGGTGTAGCTGTCTCCCTGATCATCAAGACTGTAGAACGAGGCCAAGAGTTCAGGGCCGAAAATCCATTGAACGTAATACGCTTTCAGCTTGTTGATGATCGTATCACCAATCGGTACGTGCATGTCCGCGGCGCCAGCCCACGGTTTGCGCATCCGTTTAACACCCTGATTACGCATCCGCGTCCACAAGATTTGTCGCGCTTCCCAAGCTTGCCGATCGCGTAAATCCTCGACTACTGATTCGTAGAGCTCGTTATCCTCGGACATTTACGCAATGGTGCTGCCTTTAGGCAACAGAAGAAGACCAGACGGTTTACTGACCACTGTAACGCCAAGTTTAAGCCCGGTTGAACCGATGAACTTTTTGACCGTTCCAGCCAGGGTTGCGCCGCTGGGCGTAGTCACGGTCATCGTATCCCCGACCGCAACACCAGCAGTAGAAACAAGAGTTAGGTTGACCCGTCCACCCGCCTGATTAGCAAACGAAGCGCGCTCAAGAGCAGTGCCAGTTGTAGCCATGGTTTAAACCTTGATCCAAATCTGAGCCGGTGCGACCGGGCGGACGGTGATATAGATGTCGACGACAGTTTGCGCCTCAGGATCAGAAATCCCGGATTCCTGCCAGTTCACTTGCCAACGGTCACCGTACATTCGGATGAACCGCGGCGGTTTAGCCGGATCAACTAGTTCCTCGCTGAAATTATAAGAAGCCCCCAGAAAATCAGCCAGCGTCGAACCCCAGTTGAGCTCCTGCGGCGGCGGTTCGTCGCCGTTCATTGCCGCTGGACTTCCCAGGTCGGATTAGGATTAGGCACTTCCGACGGCTGACCCGGTTTAGCATCCTCACGCGCATGCGCGTCATCGTGCGCTTCCTGCCGGGCAAGCGGTTCAACCGGCGGCGCTGCAGCCGCTGCCATGGCGTCGTAATGCTCGTTGCGTGCAGTCTCGTCTTCAGGCGTCCCATGCGGCCCGACGCCGCCCCAGGCGCCTGGCCTGGCCTCAACACGAACACTGACCAGGCTGCCGTCAGCCGGATAATGCAGGTTCAACTGATGTTGGCTGATCGCATCGACCACAGGCGCATCGATACCGGCAGCAACGAAATAAGCCGCTTTGATCAGTTCATCAACGGTTGAAGCTGGCGTAAAAACGACCGCTTGTTCGGTTGCCTCGGGAGGAGAAAGTCTATCGCTCATAGGGGTAAATGCTACTCAATGCGGTTGAATGCTTTTGAGTGCGTTTACGCCTCGGGAGAAAAGAAGTCGAGCAAAAATGTTTTGGAATTGACTTTTGCTCAGAAAGTCGAGCATGAAATACCGCGAGCCGTCGCTACGTGCCGCGGCTTTAAGTTGTGTAATGTGTCTGCTTACGGTAACGCCCGGCTCCCGTGTGGGATGACCGGGCTACCTTTTGTGAGA